ACTGGATCCTCAAGCGCTGCAGGATCCTCGCCCAGACACGGCGGCGGACGGGAAGGACAATACCGTTTTCTTGGTGTACACAAACCGAGGCGATGGTATTTTGGGCGCCCAGTTGCAAACTTTTGCAGTCACCACAGCAGTTGGTAGCGTGGAGGTCACAATATCATGAGCTACACCCTGGCTTCCCTAAAGACTGCGGTGCAAGAGTGGATGCAGGTGGATGAGACCACCTTCAACGACAACCTTGACGAGATGATCCGCAACGCTGAAGCGCGGATCTTCAAGTTGGTTCAGTTACCCGAGCAGCGGAAGAACGTGACGGCGAACGTCAGTACCAACAATCGGTTTCTGGCAACGCCGACAGACTTCTTCGCGCCCTTCTCGCTTGCAGTAATTGATAGCAACCAGTACCACTACCTGCTCTTCAAGCACCCGTCCTTCATCAAAGAATACGCGCCCGACTCAACGACCCGTGGCCGACCGAAATATTACAGTCAGTTTGACGACACGGCCTTTGAGCTTGCGCCGGTTCCTGATGCGGACTACAGCATTGAATTGCATTACCTATATAAGCCAGCTTCGCTCACCTCCGGTGGCGATGCCGGTACCACCTTGCTTTCAACCGAGTACCCCGAGGCCATGCTCTACGGGACGCTGGTTGAGGCAGCAATCTTCCTGAAAGAGCCCGGTGATGTCGTTGGACAGATGGAGGCTCGTTTCAAGGAAGCGGTGGCTCGCATGAAGAATCTCAGCGAGGGCCGGGGAACGCGGGACGAAGTTCGTTATGACATGCTGAGAACTGGAGTGAGTTGATGGAAAAAGAACCGGGCCTAAAGGGGAAAAAGGTCGCAATCGTCGCACTTGGCAGTAGCCAGATTGACTTTGTGATCGGGTTGGAAAACAGCAAGAAGTGGGATGAAGTGTGGTGCATCAACGCAGCGCTGGCGGTTTACCGGCAGTGTGATCGGGTGTTCATGCTGGATCCCCCTTCCCGCTATTTGGACACTGAGGACGCAGGAAACCAGACCGAGATCATGCGGGAGATGCTCCCGAAACATCCCGGTCCAATCTACACCTGCGAGCTGGATGAGCGCGTGCCGGGAGCTGTGGAGTTCCCTCTCGCTGAGGTGGTTACCTACGCGAGATGCGCCTATCTGAACAACACCGTGGCCTATGCCGTCGCCTATGCCTATTGGCAAGAAGTGGGCCACATTGATTTGTTTGGGGTGGATTTCAGCTATTCGCACAACCTGCATTTTGCAGAAGCTGGGCGCGCTTGCGTGGAGTTCTGGATCAGCAAGTGCTTGGAGAACGAAATCGGGATTGGCGCCTCTCCAAGATCCAGCTTGCTGGACAGCAACGTTGGTGTGACCGAGCGCCTCTATGGTTACCACCGGCTCGACGATCCCATCGTTGCTATGCCTCACAATGATGAGTGGGTGCTTTGCCCCCGGTCCCAGCTGAGCAAGGTCATTGAAGAGCGAGAGATTGAGCTTGTGAAGGTGGCCAAGGCTCCGGAGCCCTACCGAGGATGATGAAGAATCAGGTAGGCCCCAAGTTAGGGAACGTCATGGTTTCCACGACCGAGAACCGGGGGCACGCCCCCGAGTTCTGGGCGGAGCAAGCAACCAAAAAAATCTGCGGGATCTCTGAGCAAGCAGACCCTCATATCCGCAAGCAAGCATTGGCTTTTCGGGATAGAATTTACAGCGTAGTATTGGCTGAGATCCGGAGCGCCATTCGCTCAGATCGCGTGACCCTTAGCAATCAGCTAAGGAACCGTGGAATCAAAGATTTGGCGCAGATCATAAAGGAGCTTTAACATGGCGATCACCTCCGCGATTTGCACAACTTTCAAGCAGCAGTTGCTTGTCGGAACGCACAACTTTGCCACTGGAGGGAACACCTTCAAGTTGGCTCTTTACACCAGCAGCGCGACCCTGGGGGCTTCCACCACTGCCTACACGACGGCAGGTGAAGCCACGGGTATTAACTACAGCGCTGGTGGCAGCAACCTAACCAACATCACGCCTTTTGCGACGGGCACGACGGCGGTGGTTGATTTTGCAGATCTGACCTTCTCGACTGCCACCATCACGGCTCGCGGTTGCCTCATCTACAACAGCACGGCAACGAACGCAGCGGTTGCAGCCATCGACTTCGGTGGGGATAAAACCTCGACTGCTGGTGATTTCACCATCGTCTTCCCCACGCCGACCGCAACCGGCGCCATCATCCGCTTGGCCTGATGCGCGAAGATGCCGCTGGCAAAGCTGGAGTTTCAGCCGGGGATCAACCGCGAAAGCACTGACTATGCGGCAGAAGGCGGATGGGTCGACGGCAATCTTGTCCGGTTCCGAAAGGGACGGGTGGAGAAGATTGGCGGCTGGGAAAAATACGGCACTGACTCCATAGAAGGAACGCCACGGGCAATCCACCCGTGGCTTTCTCTTGATGGCACTCGCTATAACGGCATTGGCACGACTTGGAAGTATTACGTCGAACAAGGGCAGACCTACTACGACGTGACGCCCATCAGGGCCACCACGGCAGCGGGCGATGTCACCTTCGCCGCCACCAGCGGATCCTCAACCATCACGGTTTCTGACACCGCCCATGGCGCGGTCCTGAACGACTTTGTCACTTTCTCTGGCGCGGTATCCTTGGGCGGCTTGATTACCGCCGACGTGCTCAATCAGGAATATCAAATCTCCGCCATCGTGGATGTTGATACCTATGAGATTCAGGCCAAAGACACCTCTGGAGTCACTGTCACGGCGAATGCCTCGGATACGGGCAATGGCGGCGGCAGTATTGTTGGTGAATACCAAATCAACGTCGGCCTCGACACTTACGTCTCCAGCTCTGGTTGGGGGGTTGGCACATGGGGCGCCGGTGGATTTGGATCAGCCTCAGCCATCTCTGCAGCGAACCAGCTGCGGCTTTGGACCCATGACAATTATGGGGAAAATTTGATCATCAACCCTCGCGGCGCAGGCATCTACCGCTGGGTTGAGAACTCTGGGGTTACGGTCAGGGCAGTCGAGCTTTCCCAAGTTTCTGGCGCGAATCTGGTTCCGACCGTGGGTCTGCAGGTCATCACTTCAGAAACCGACCGGCACCTTATCGTGCTGGGGGCGGATCCTATCTCTGGTGGAGCGCGCACCGGGTCAGTGGATCCCATGCTGGTGGCCTTCAGCGATCAGGAAGACGAGCTACAGTTTGAGCCGCTGAATACCAACTCGGCTGGTTCGGTGCGGCTCTCCAGCGGATCCTTCATCGTCGGCGGGATCAAGTCCCGGCAGGAAGTGCTGATCTGGACTGATACCGCCCTTTACAGCATGCAGTTCATTGGCCCGCCCCTGACCTTCGCCGTGAACCTCGTCAACGAAGGCGCTGGTTTGATTGGGCCGAAAGCCATGGCTAACGCCCCCACCGGGGTCTTCTTTGTATCGAAGAATGGCTTTTATTTTTACAACGGGTCTGTGCAGCGCGTTCGTTGCACGGTGCAAGAATACGTCTTCAACGATCTGGATCTTGGCCAAGCATTCAAGTGCGTGATGGGCGTCAATGCGGCGTACAACGAAATCTGGTTTTTTTATCCAAGCCTTGAAGATGGCACGGGAGAGATCAGCCGCTATGTGGCGTACAACTACCTTGACCAAGTCTGGAGCATTGGAAAGCTGACCCGCTACAGCTGGATTGATCAAGGGATCAATGACAAGCCGCTGGCTGGGCTTTCCATCAATGGCGCCTATTGCTTGGTTGAGCATGAGAGCGGCTACGATGCAGATTCGGAACCGATGACGGGTGTCTTCATCGAAAGCGCCGACATCGACATTGGAGAAGGGGAGCAGTTCAGCTTCATCAAGAAGATCATCCCCGACATGGCCTTCACCGTGGATAGCACTGTCTCTAACACTCCAGCCATGAACTTTGTGATGAAGCGCAGGAACTATCCTGGGCAATCTTTAGTTACCGACTCAACGACGCAGATCACGCAAACGACTTCGTTCAAGAACTTGCGCACGCGAGCGCGGCAGATCGCGGTTCGGTTTGAATCAGATGATGACAACGCAGCGATAAACCAGAAAGGTTACAAGTGGAGGCTAGGCGCGACTCGTCTTGACATTCAGCCGAGCGGTCGCCGATGAGCAAGATCCTCCAGACGCGACTGCCTCTGGCCCAGGGTCAGACAGTCAGCGCGGATACATTCAACCGACTGGTTCGGGTTTTGGAATTGAACCTCGGAGCGGTCGATGTTTCCTTCTCCCCGCACTACAATGCGACGGAGATAGGGGAGAATCAATTCGCAACTGGTAGTATCATTTTCAACACGACGAACGAGATCCATCAGGCATTTGACGGGACAGCTTGGAGAGACCTCTATCGGCACCAGACGTATCCGACAGGAGTCTCCATAACCAGTAGCCTTGGATCTGTAACGGTGAGCACGCCATGAGCCTAGCCCTAGAAAACACACTGATGCAGATCTACGACTCGCCTCGCATGATGCAGGCTGGTGGAGAAGTTGGGCCGATGCCTCAGTCTCCCATGCCTATGATGCAGGCTCCCTCAGCCGGTCCAGAAGATGATCTTCGTCAGGTCATGGAAGCGCTCATGCAGGAACGCATGACTGCCGATGACCCTGATGATCAGGCCGTTCTTGATCGACTCATCAATAGCGCAGAAGTCGGCATGAACGCTCCGCTTGGGCAAGAAGCAATCCTCCTTGCTCAGGCTGGCCGCGAGGGCGACTCTGGCTTGGCCCACGTTGCTCCCGGTGACGTGATCATCCCGCCCCAAGCCTTTGAGGGGGATGATGATCTTGAGCAAGCCATTGCCAAGCGCTTCAAGGAAATGGGCATTGATCCCGCAAGCCGGGTCGCTGGAGTGGGGATTGCAAGCCTCAACCCCACCACCGGCTTAGAAGAATTTTTCTTCAAGAAAATTGGTAAGGCGCTGAAAAAAGTTGGCAGTGCTGTGGCGAAGGTGGCCAAGCCGGTGGCAGCGGTTGCTCAGTTCATCCCTGGTCCTTGGCAACCCGTGGCGGCGCTGGCCAACAAAGCCTTCACCGTGGCTGACGTGGTGAAGGGTAAGGCCAACCCGCTTAGCCTGCTCACCGTAGCCGGTCCCACCGCAGCAGGCGGAACCATTGGCCAGAACCTTGCTCAGATCGGAAAGCAAGGTGGCGTCCTGTCCAGCCTTGGTCAAACTTTTGGAGCCGCGAGGTCCGGCATCGGTTCACTTATTTCGACTCCCGGTCAGGCTTTGTTCGGGGGGCCGAGCGGCGGTGGTTTGCCCGGTCTTCTGCGAGGCATGAGCTACAGCGGTCAACCCGTCGCTGCCGCCCCTGCGGTTGCTGGCGCTGCTGGTGCTCCCGCTGCTGGTGCTCCTGCAGCAGCCGCAGCCGGTGCCCCTGGCGGTTCAACCGGCGTCCTTGGTTTGCTGCAGGGCCTCTTCGGTGGCGCCCCCGTTGCAGCTCCTGCGGGTGGCGGAGCTGGCACCTATACGATCCAAACCGGCGATAGCCTTCAGAGCATTGCCCAACAACTGGGGGTGAGCGTTGCAGATCTTACAGCAGCCAATCCCGGTCTTGCCGGGACCGCACTCATTCCAGGGTCGCGTCATCAACATCCCCGGCGCAGCACCAGCAGGAGCCGCAGCCCCCGGCCAACAACCGGGGCTCGGAAACCTCCTCAGCGCAATCTTGCAAGGAGCCGGGAACGTTGTCACAGGCGGCGCTCAGGCGCTTGGCTTACCTGTGGGCGGTGCCGCCCAACCGGGTGGTGCCGGTGGACTTGGTAGCCTGCTGGGCCTTGGCGGAGGTACGGGGGGAGGCGGACTCCTTGGTTCCCTCGGCCCCCTCGCCATGGCAGGAATCCCCGCCTATCTCCTTGGCAAAGCTGCCATGGAAGAAGCAAAGAGCAGTCGCGGCGTACCGCTCACTCCTCTGACCCAAGAGGGGGCGGTGGGTCGCTACAACATTGAAGCCGAAGTGCGGCGTCGGATGGGAGAGACGCCCCCTGACCCCGTTGAGTTTGGTTTGCTTCCCGCAGGAACGTTGCCCCAACTCAGCGGTGGCCGTCCGGAAGAACCGCGCCAGATGATGATGGGTGGTCCAGTGATGGCCTATCGGAACGGTGGTGAGGTGAGCCGGTTCTCTGAAGGCGGTGGGGTGGAGATCTCCATCACCGACGACGAGATCGAAATCGAAGAAGAGTTCCCCCGTCGCAACGGCGACATCAATGGTGAGGGAACCGAAGTCTCTGACGACATCCCGGCAATGCTGAGCGATGGCGAGTTTGTCATGACGGGGAGGGCGGTGCGGGGCGCCGGTTCCTTTGACATGAATGTCGGCAACGGCGGCATCATCACTTTGACGCCCTCTGCTGAAGAAAGCCGCGAACGCGGGGTGGATGTCCTCTATCAAATGATGGATCTCTTCTCCAACTACGCAGCTGCGCCCAAAACCGCATAGGGGTTGAGAGATGGCTGAAGATCCTTTCGTTGCTGGGGTCACCCGCACCGAAACCGCGATGGATCCAATCACCCAGCAGCTGCTTTTTGGGTTAGCGGGTGAGGGCGGCTTCATCCCTGGTGCGATGCGCGCAGCAGAGCGAGTCTTCTTCGATGCGCAGGGTCGACCCATCGTCATCCCGCAGGAGATCGCTGGCTTTACTCCAGACCAGCTGGCGGCGTTCCAGCTGGCTCGCGAACAGATCGGCGTGCAGCAGCCTTTCCTGCGTGCAGCAGAAAGCGCCTTGCGCACGGGCCTTGGCGGCTTAACCGAAGCACAGCGCCAGCAGCTTGCCCAACAGCGTGGAGCCCTCTCGACGGTTCAGCGAGGAGCGGCACAAGAGGCTGCGCTCAGAGGCCGAGGCTTGGCTGGGCTACAAAGCGCATTGCAGCAGGCGCAACAGCGCGCCATTGGCGCCGAGGCAGGACTGCGTGGCGAGCTTGCTGGTTTGGGTGCAGAGCAACGAGCAGCAACCGGCGCCTTCGGTCGAGAGGTCACCGCAGCGGAGCGTGCAGCCCAGGAGGCAGCAGGCCAGTTCGGTCAGGCCCTGCGTGGCGTTGAACGGATCGGTGGTCGCCTCTACGACGAGTTCGGTCGCGACATCACTGAGAGCATGGGCATCGCTGGGCGTGCTGCTGGCGAGTTCGGTCGCGGTTTAGGTGAAGTTGAGCAAATTGGGCGCGGCGCAGCTGGAGAATTTGGTCGAGAGGTGACTGCAGCAGAGCGTCAAGCTCAGCAGGCAGCCGGTCAATTTGGACAAGCACTGCGTGGCGTTGAGCGGATCGGCGACCGGGTCTACGACGAGTTCGGTCGCGACATCACCGAGTCCATGGGTATCGCAGAGCGCGCAGCCGGCCAGTTTGGCCAGGGTCTAGGCGAGGTCGAGCAAATTGCTCGCGGCGCAGCAGGCCAGTTTGGGCGAGGCGTCGGGGAAGCAACCGGCGCTTTGCGTGGCGGTATCGGCGCCTTGGAGCGCGGTCTCGGTGCAGAGCTTGGCATGGCTGGCCGAGCCACTGAGCAATTTGGTCGCGGCCTGACGGCACAGCAGCGTGAAGCAGCGCAGGCAGTTGGCGGTTTCCGAGGGGATCTCGGCGAGTCCGAAGCCTTGCTTCGCGGAACCACTGGCGCCTTCCAGCCGGGGATGACCGAGCAGTTCTACGATCCCTTTGAGGAGCGCGTGGTCCAGCAAACCATGCAGGACATTCTTGAGCGGGGCGAGATGGCCGACGTGGCTGCTCGCGCCCAAGACATTGCCCGTGGCGGAGAATCTGCCTTTGGCTCCAGGGCGCGTCTAGGCGCCGAGGAGCGGCA